TACCTCTTCCCAGATATATGCGATGTCTTCAGGCTGTACGATCTGCGCTTTCAACCTAGCTTTACCCATGCGCTAGTTGTTTCTTTGAAGAAATATATTCCCTCTCCAGAACCTGGGTCCCAGCTACCATCCGCATCTGCATTACCAGAAGCATACCTTATATCACCACCCCTTGGTTTATCTGGTGCAGTATGAATCCTCTCTAATCTAAAGGTGGCTTGGTTGAATATTACATCACCCAATCTTTTAAGTTCATTGGTTATGTATAACCCTAAATCTTCTTCATTTAATGGTAAGGGATTAGGATAATAATGAGTTACAGACTTTACTACTCTGTCTTTATATGTAGGCATTAATAACTCCTAGACCCTCTCCTTCCGGCATCATCCAGTTCAAACTCATAACCATCTAATCTCCAATCAAAGTCACCAGTAGATTCAAATTTAATCCCGTAGAGTTTACCACTCTTCCTGACTGACACTTTAGATTGCGTATCTGGATTAAATGCAATGGCGGATGACCAAGAGACTGCCTCTTCTGTGGAGTTCTGGGTTCCAACATAAACATTAACCGTATTACCAGAGCCTGTTACTTCCATCTTGGGCCAGACAGCCTTGATTCTTTTTACGGTAGACTGGTCATTCTGCTGCTGGGAATTCATACTCATCCCCGTCCTCTCTATAAAAGAGGTCATATCAGCGTCATCTTCTCTATTACCAGAGGCATTCCTGTACAGTTTAGTATCTGTGGGAGATGCCATGACTATCACATTCTCAGACTGTGACCATGTTTCCGTCCAAGTACCCAAGGCACTAGACCATGTTGGTATCGCTGCAGCCCATGTTGTAAATGAGTTTGGATCAGGTATCGTGCCATACCCGATATCTGCTAAATCTGGTATATCACGAATAGTAAAGGCTTTGTTAGTCCAGTTCCAAACAACTGCCTTATTACATTGGTTCGTTGCGCTGGTTGGTGTGGGGAAACAAGCCCACATCTCTGTATTGCCATAATCAGCGACCACAAAAGACTTCTTAAAATTAGCACCATCTATCTCGCCAAATATATAGTCTCTTATTTTGTGAGGTAAGATTGATTGTATTCTTTGTCCGTCATTAATATAGACATCCCCATTACCTAATATAAAATGACCACCCTCAAATTCAGCTACGCAGTTCTTTGCAAGTGCGCCAACTGAGGGAGATAGTTGATTAAACTGGAATATAAAAGGAGTTCCAACATAACTCATGTTATATATAGAATCTTCCTTATAGATCATAAAAGTATCACGCAAGGGAAGCCCGTCAAGTATAGCTCCTTTACTGTCAGCCAACTCATACTCACCAGCATCTACCGTTGCACTAGAAGCATCCCATGAGGTTGGGGTAGTTTGAATAGCGGCTTCTGTAGACCACTTCACCACCCTTGGATAATTAATATTTGAGGTAGTTATATTAAGGGCAACCAAGAAAGAACGGAATGCCCTCATCGATTTACATTCTGTGGATGCTGTAAAGTTATTCAGGTTCTGCATCTTCTGGATTGTTGCTGGAACACCAGATATTAACTCCCAATACTGTGGCTCATCCACCCCATTGGTCATTATAAGAACACCACCTATAATGGTAGAAGCCCAGTTCTCTGTAGCTGTAGTAGCATACGCTCCACCAGCCCCCGGCCCTCTGGTAATATCATACCATTTCTTTGTTCTTGTTACTGCCGCCCCGTCTAAATGGATAGCAGCACCACCCCCCCTTACACACCCCGTGAATGTGTTTGTTGAAATACCTGTATAGGGGATTTCTTCAGAGTCTATGGTTATAGTGCCGTTAGTCTCAAAACCAGTTGCGTCATCCACCGTAATAGATGTATCTGCTGCGCTAATACCACCATCTAGGGCATCTGATACTAAGCTATCATCGTAGGCATGGATAGCTGTTAGACCACCTATAATCCAATACTCATTAACGCCTGAAACAAGGTGAATAATATGGTAGGGCGCAACAGGGCAAGTCGCCATGACCTCTGAATACCCCGGAGACTTTACTATAGCGCCATGTTCAGACCTTACATTATTCCCATCAGACCAGACATTGGGTGGTAGCTGCCAAGGATTTATATCCTTGACTATTCCTACTTCACCTACATTCTCTACGGGAATTAGAGCCATTACTCTTCTACATAATCAGGATCATTGGGCCAGCCACCAGTTACATTATCTGTATGCAGTATACGACCATCCTCATCCGGAGTTCCCGGTGTACGCTCGTATAACTTTATAGAATCTAAATCTTCTAGTGCGTCTATCTCAGCTTCTTTGGTGTTTGATGCAGCCCTTATACCTGAGCGATAGGTCTTCCAATCTGCTGACATTGATGTGCCACCATCTTCCTCTCGTATCCTCATCCAGTCTGATTTAGCTAGAGTAGACGATGCAATGCTCTTTACCTTCGCTTTCATGCTGGTCTTTAGCTGATCCACATCTCTATCAGTAGTAGCGTAGCTTATTACCCACTCATCGTTTACTAAGGTATAACTTTCCGCGCCTGTCCTGTAGTATCGACCATCTGGTGTTACTATAGAAGCTGGGCGTATACCTAACGCTGCTAGTTCTGGCTTGCTCCATTTACGGAATATCTGGCGAGGATGCGTTACACCATTGTAAGTTATTTCTTTAGGTGTTTTTATCACGCCATATGTTTCTGAGTACCACATAGTTTACCTCGCGTTTGAGTATTTGAATGGTGATTCTGCGAATGCTATGAAGATGAACCTATACGCATTAGCATTGTCATTGCCATTATTATTTCTAATCTTAAACCCGTTGGAGAGAAAATCTATATAGCCTGATCCCTCCCCTGATGGCACTTCAGCATCATCCGTAGCTAAACCCGGCTCTGGCCCAGTAGTTACGCCAACTGGGTTGTAAGTCCACCTTTTGTTATCCAGCATGTGATTGTGTAGGTCAGTACCATTACCCTTGAGGATGACAAAGCTAGGACGGAATCCTGTATAAATAAATGGCCCATCTACGTTTCCGTTGCCGTAGTAATGCCCTATCTTGCTATAACCCTCAACACTATGAAAGCAATAGGCAATAACATCCAGCGCTGGTGGACTAGTATTAGAACCATATGGCCCCAACGTAAATACAGAAGCCCCCGGAGTAGTATCATCCCACTCCTCATCTCTGTTTTCCCAAGCATGATGGTTGTTTACTGACCATGCCCAACCCCAAGGAGTAGTATCCGCCATAGAGGTTGCACCAGAATACCAGCTACTGCCATCAGTTAGACGCTTAGTCCAAATCATTTCCGGGGCTTGGCCCAACCCATGCCCAACAGTAGCGCCTCTTACACCATTGGAAATAAACTCGACTATAGCAAACCCAGAAGTGGTGTTTGCGCTTACTGTAGCACCCGTAATACTTCCCTCGTTGTTAGTGACTCCAGTTCCACCAGCTTTCCAGTTGTATGCGATTATCGAATCGCCCGAAGTATTAAGGTTGGTATTATTAGTGGTTCCATCTTGAACAGTAAATCCATCGCTGGTGAATGTCCGTAAACTACCATATTCAAGACTAGTGCTGCCATCAACCTCTGCAAGAGCTAAGTTTATCCTTAGGATTTGATCTGCGCCTCGAACAACGTCCATTAACTGATGGTCAGTATCTTGGGAGGTTCCATCATAATCTTTCGCCCAAACAAGGTCTGGCTGGAACTCTAGGCCACTCCATGTTTTAGAGGATGTGCCATCGCCTGTTGCGGTAAGCATCTCAAAATGAGGTTCGGGTAATACAATCTCTGGGACTGGAAGATTCGATGTGCATAGAGCAAGATGGTTCGCTGGCACAGCATACTTAAAATCTCCCACCTCATTACCATCCTGATTGCCACCCGCTGTTGTAGCCCCTGCGAATGTACTGTCCTGACCACAATTGATGGTTGCTGTTTTAGTTACACCTGTATTAGCATTATATATAAACGGCGCCCAAGTAATACCAGTTACTATATCCATAGTTGAACCCAACTGACTATTATTTAAGTACATACTTCCCTGCGGTGGACTAGCATCTAAATCTATAGCTATTGATAAAATATCTCCAGCAGATGCAGCCGTTAAACCCGTTTGATCAGTTTCTCCAGTTGACCTAAGACTCCCTGTATTTGTCGTGAAATAAAAATTATTACCACCACCACCACCGTTATTAACTTCACAGGCTCCAAAATATCCGTTATCACTAGATATAGCATTAACATAATACTCCCAATACCATTTTCCAGAAGAAACACCAATCGTTCCTTGTCCTCCACCATCACCACCGGAGCCAGAAGAACTCCACTTTGTGTTTCCTTCAGACCATGTAACATTTCTATTCGCATCACTATCAATATAAACAGAATTCCAAGTGCAGAAATTGTTAGTAGGTGAATCAAGAACTTGGTCTGTTGCCGCCAGATTGGTTGCGGTAAAGTCATTTCCGTTCCCAGACGAGTCATTTCCTAAATCAGCAGAATCTTCAAACTTAAGATAGTATCCATTCGTTCCATAAGCACCTGAATACTTAATAGGAACCCACTGGTTCGTATCTTCGTTTGTTTCCCCAAAGGATGAGGGCGTTAGTTGCAAAGCATTTACATAATGCCATTCAGCAAAGTACCCGTCATAAGTCTGGGAAGCGCTAGTATTGTATGCACCTATAATATTAGCAGTAGTATTCCCAATCTGCCAATCTGTATCTTGGGCTGGATAATTTAATCGGGCCTCATCGAAATTAACTATTTGTTCGCCATTTACATACATCTTTGCTCTATTAGTATCCGTAGCTTGGGTAGTATCTACTGCGAAAACTACATGATACCAAGCACTATGATCTGTAAAGCGTCCAGCGGTTGAA